TCGACGGGTGTTTCATTCTGAACCTCGTCAAACTGCTGTGACAGTAATTCTCGACGATCTGGCTGTTCAGTATTGTCCATTCATACCCCTTTAGGTAAATTTACGGCGTAGTTGTGAAAGAATCTGATTTGCTTGCTTGTGTGTCATATTTCCCAATTGTTGCCGCATAACTTCCCGCCGTGTATCTTTTGGTGGTGGCAACTTGGTTTCCATCTTTTCGTTACCTACTTCAATGCAGCCATGCTGTCGCAAATGGTCACGATGCACCGAACGGCTCGTAATCATCGAACCGTCGATCATAGATTTGTAAGGTGCAATGTCAGGCATAACCATTGGGCCAAGGCTCTCGTAATGCTCTTTTGAACCTTTCTCGACCAGTTCGCCATTAACGTATATGTAAGTTTTTTTCATATCAAAGCTAAAACGTCCTCATCATCCATTTCTATGTGTTCGTTGTAAATCCTGTTTACTCGATTCAAATCAGCCAACATTGCATCGTAATCAATCACAGCTGGCGCTTGCGCTGTTGCTTCAATCACAAACGGTTCTGCAATTTCCTCCGCAATTCTTGGTTTACCCTCAACTATTTGCTCAAATAACGCTAAAACCTCATCTCGTCTTGCTTTTGCTTTGTCTGCCTCTGCTTTAAGGTAGGCATCTTCCTCTTTTTTGCGTTTACCGCCATCGTGCATATCCATCTCGACGATGACAGGCACATAATCCCATGTCGCATCGTCCCACGTTCCGGTATCCCAGTAACCGTTCATGCAAGCTCGACCCCCGCGGCTCTCCCATCTGCGCCACGGACAATCTTCTTAGGTGCTGCAATAACCGTCATTACGCCATTAATCTTATCCATTGCCATGTTGTGCATATTGTTCATGTTTTCGTGCATCTGAACCATACGGTTCATTGCTTGCGTCACATTGTCACCCAGTTCTGCGGCAATCTTGGTGCTTGCAGCCTCTTGAGCCTCAAGCAATGGCAAGTCTAAGCCTGGGTTCGCCCCAATCCTAGCCACCATAATCTTGGTTGCAGACTCTAGCTCAGTTTTCCACTTTTCCAATTGTTCAGCGGCTTGCAACTTGGCTTGTTCCATTGCCTGCATATACTGTTGTTTTTGCGCCTCAAGTTGTGTTTCGGCTTGCAGTTTCATTTGGTGCATTTGAACGTCTGCCTGCGCCTTGGCTTGAGCTACCTGAATATCGGCTTGCGCCCGTAGTTGTTCAGCCTGCGCTGTGGCCTGCATCTTCATTTGCTCGTTTTGGGCTTGAGCTTGCATCTTCATTTGCTCAAACTGCTGCTCTGCCTGCATCTTCATGATTTCAGGGTTTGGCGGTGGTGGTTGTTGCGCCATCATTTGCTGCTTTTTCTGCAACTCTTGCATAGCCTGGTCAATCGTACCCTCAATCGGTGTGGCTTTTTTGTATGCGCCAACGCCAAACTTAACCAATTCAATCAACATAGGCACTAACTCTGGCGCTTGTTGACCCATTGGCAAGGCTTGCGTCAAGAACCCACCCATCGCTTGCAAGAACTCAACTCGCTCACGTTTGTTTTGATTTTCGTCAATCTGCACCAGACTATCTGAGTCAACTTGGATGCGGAACGAACGTAATGGCTTGTCTTGGATTAACTGCAACGCCTGTGGGATAAGCGCCTGATCTGCCGGTTGCATACCTTGTGCGGCAGCGTACATTAAGATAGTTGTGGGCTGAAATTTAGTGCAAATGACTTGGGCTTTTAACTGGAATAACTCACTTGCAAACAAGGCAACATCTTCTTGCATCGAGCGCAAGCGCAGTCCTGCATACTGACCCTTAATCTGTTGTGCCGTAGCGGTTTCACTAGCTGCTGTCTGTCCCCGAACAATGTCACTAATACCTGTGATTTCATAAATTTGGTTTTTGATTTCATCTCTTGCCCGATAGCATTGCAATAGAGCATTTGACAGGGTATCCAACGGCAACAAGTCAATAGACCCTTTTAAGCCGCCTTTTTCAGAGAACGCCATCCATTTATCAACAGGGATAAGTGTGTTGTTATCGCCTTCAGTCAAAAGACGCTGTAAAGTGGGTTGTGATGCGTCATAGACCCCACGCACACGCAATGCCTTAACTAACCCGTCGATACGATCAGTCAAAATGTCTAGCTCTGTGGCTTGATCTTGATAAAGCACAAAGTCAGGCACAGGCACAAGCGTGTCGCTCGTCATTGTGGCGTACAACGGTTTAGCGCATGGAAAGAAATTCTCTAGCTCTAGCGGATCTTCACGTTCATCCAATATGTCTGGGCAACTCTTGCTAATCCAGTACACCTTGCCACTTTCTTTGTCCCAAATCTCGCAAATCTTTGCCCTTGTGAAATCTTTGGACTGGGTTGAATACTGTTTATTCGTTTCAGGCCCTGCATCTAATGGTATTTTTTTAGCCATTTCTTCGCCAAATCGTTCGGCAAGGCTTTCTTTTGTCATGTACACCCAACGCCAGACGCTTGTGACTTCTTCCCATGTTCGTGCAACTGAATGACCAAAATCTTTCCAATGCACATAATCAGTTGGCGCACACTCGTACTCAATTTCTTCTTGTGGCTCGACTTCTTCACCCAAAGCGCCATCAATGCCAGGCATTGCTGTTTTAATTTGTTGGCCTTCGCTGTCAACTTCGTCTACATCTTCTGTGATTTGCAGCCCATCTTCAGGAATGTCTTGCGCCCGAACGTGTGGCTCGTAGCGCACCCATGCCACGCCTCGACCACCTAAGAACCTGTCCTCAACTGCGTGTTTCATTGTCGATCTGAAATCGGTGTAATGCTCAATCTCAAAGTCCAAGGCACGTTCAATGAGTTGTGCGGCAACACGGGCAACTGGATCGTTATCGCCAAAGCGTCTAGCAACGTCTGCTTTTGGTAATCGAGCGTATACGGCAGGGATCAGCGTTTGTACGTTAGACCACAGAATATTAAATTTAGCGGTTTCGTTTGTATTCTGATTGCGGTTGTCATCACGGTAACGCTTAACAATCTTAGTGGTGCGACCTTCCCACTTTTTAAATTCATTGTCGTATTGGCTGATTGTATTCAGCCATTTTTGCACACCAGTCAATGCTTCCATCTTAAATTCTCGCAAAAATTACGTCACGGTTGACCCGCCCGACGATCTGATAGCCCCAATTCGCAAGCAAATTAATCGTATTTTCATTGCTATAACCGTATCTTTCGCCACAACCTTTAAGCTCTAGCGTGATAACCGGATATGTTTTTTTAATGGTTTGTTCTGCGCCAAGCAACGCCAAATGTTCGTAACTTTCAATATCTAACTGGATAAAATCACAATCATTTACATCAAACGAGTCAATCGTAAGGACTCGCACCTCATTGCCTGCTTTGATTTGATGCGCTCCTATATTGTCAGGCTGGATTCTGTCAACAGCCGCTATACCTGTTTTGTCACCGAACGCAGCTTGCGTATGTTCAATGTTTAAAATGCCTTTTGTATTTAATACCAAGGCTGAATAATTTAACGCATCAGGCTCGACGGTAATCACTCTTTCAAAATAGTTAGCCATATTTGCAGGAAACAATCCAATATTGCCACCTGCTTGAATGACAGTTCTGAAGTTGTTAACGTAAATGTAACTTAACGTTAAATCAGGCAATTCGTTTAACAATGCCGTGATGCAAACTTCATCAAAGTCAGGTACGTACCAGCCTTCAACCAATTTCATACGGTATCCTTGTTTGTTCCCACGGTCTAGGTTTGCCGTGGAATATTACTACCTTGGCATCGTCTAACCCGTTTGGCAGCACATCAGCCTTAAAGCTCACTATCCCATCCGCAATATCCTGCCAGTATGTCACTTTGTCCCGCATAAAGTGTTCAATGTAAGTCTGGTCACCACCCGCCGTATACATCTGTAATGCAGCAAACTTGTCGTACAAATCAACAGATTTTGACCAATACATCATGCTTGATTGCATTGCTTTCGGGTTGTATTGACCCCGATAAACATCACGCATAATCACAAAATCATGCTGCTTTGCCGCCTCAATCATTGCCGTACAGTCACCAGTCAACACGGTATCTAAGTCAAAATACAGCGCACTTGGTAACCTAAACAACTCCATCTTTGACCACCAACCGTCCCAATTGTGCAGCAAAGGCAACGTGTGGCAATCCAGTTTTAGATCAGATAAACAAACAAACGCATGGCTTGGCAAATATTTGGCACACATCTTTTCAAGCGCATAAACGTGTTCAGGCTTGAAATCACCACCAGACCGCAATACGCTTGCTACGATCATTGCGTAAAAATACCTACCGCCATGACTTCAACGCCTGCGCCAGTTGTAATCTTCCAAGCGCCGTTTGCAGATACTGCGTTTAGCTCGATGTTATACACACCAATGCCGCCGCCGACCGCAGCTGGCAACACAGTATGCGTCAAAATGCCTGCGCCTGTACCGTCAACGATTTGAACCGTTGAAGTCAATGCTGTATTGACCGTACAAACCAATCTGTGAATGTAATCACCAATTGCGCCTGTACCGCCTAAAACCTGCGCCGATGAACTTGCTGCAATGTGTTCGTATTGGTAACGATAAGGATTTGCTACGCCACTCATAATCTTCTACTCCGTTGTGTTGTGTGGGTTGCCCACATATCATTTAAAGTTACTGTGTTTTCTGGCCCGACCATAAGAGGCTTTTCTGTATCTGCTTGCTTAACCTTTGGCTCTAGCCTCCAAGCAATCGCCAACATCCTAAATGCGTCAGCTGGGTGAGAAGTCCAATCATGCCTGGGCGTTTGCCTAAATGCCTTCTTGTCCTCGTCATATTCCCGTTGATATTGCCTTAGTGCTTCTAACCCATCGTGTGTGCGTTCAGCATCAAACCAACATTGCGACAACATCTGCCTGACCGCTTGAATCCCATCTTGCACCGACAAGTCAGGCACGATAGCCATGTTGTTGATACCTAAATACTCTGCCAATTGCTCAATGACTGACTTACCCGCAGCTGCCAAGGTTTTAGCCCTCGCGTCATGCGGTAGGTAATGTTTACCGTAAATATACGGCTTTTGTAGCACTATTTTAGCTATTTCCTCGATATTTGCACCACTTATTGCAAAATAATCAATGATGTGGATTTCGTTACGCACGACTTGATACCACCAAATTGCCGTGTCATCTCGATAACCCAAGTCCCAAGCCGTGTGGCAAGGTATGTGCGGATCGTAGTCAACACGCCTAACTTGTCCGGCCTCGGTCACTTTGCGTAAGTCCTCGCCATAGAACGCGCCAAGAATAGCCGCCTCAAACGAACACTCATACTCTTGTAGAAACTGGTCATCGCTGATCTGTGCGGCAGCTGCTCGTAGCTCTGTGTCAGGCAATAGACCAGACTCACTAGCCTTTAAAACAAGGTGAAACCACTCGTCAGGCGTTTTCTTAGCTGTTTCAAATATCTGCCAAAACTGGTTTTTACCCTTTGGCGTACCGGCAAACACAGCCCAACCCTGCTTGTCTGACAAAGTAGGACGAATGACGTTACCCCACACGCTAGGTCTAAAGTCCCCGTATTCGTCCATAAACACGCCATCAAAACCTAAACCGCGCATTGCATCTGCATTATCAGCACCGAACAAACGTATTTTGCCACCAGTTATAAGCTCAACCGTCAGCTCGGCCTCGTTGCTTGATGCAAGAACTGGTGCTGCAAAGCGTTTGATGTAGTCCCAAGCCACAGACTTAGCTTGGCTGCGAAAAGGTGCAATGTAGGCAAATAGTGGGCTTTCAGTCTTGCACATGAGTGCGGCACGGATAATGTCGTTGATTGCTGCGACAGTCTTGCCTGCTCGACGGTGGGCAACCAAGCAAGCCCAACGCTCGGTGCGGTTATGGAATGGTTTGAAAGCGCCCCTTGGAGAGTAGGGCAGAGTTACTTCCCGTCTTGCCACTTGACCACCATTTCAATCGGGCCATCATTAGCGCCAGTATGTTCGGTTCGTGCAAGTTTAGGAACGTGGTACTCAGCGACAGCCATGAAACATTCAAATGCTGTCTTTGGCCCATATCGATCATCTACAGCGATCTGCTCAAGCCACGTTTGTAATAAGTGTGCATTACCATCAACAAACGCTGCAATCGCCTCACGAGCCTTTGTGGTGGATTTGTTAGGCACTCCCTTGGGTCTGCCTGCACCTTTAATATTTGTTAATTGTTTTTTAACTGCCATATCTTTCTCAATTGTCGTAGATTTAAGATATTTTAAGTTTAGCTTACTTATTCCGTTCGCTGATATTCTTGGCTTTTGCCCTTGCATCTTCTTTGCTTGATGCGCCCCATGCTTTTAAGGCTAGGGCTAGTCTGGTCGGTTTCCCGTCTTTTTCCATTGGCCCTGGCATATTGCCCATTCGTGCAAGAAAACTGGCTCGGCGTGGGTTATCGCCTGCCTTAACGGGTGGCTTGAGGTTCATGCCCTCTGCTTTGGCACTCGCTCGACCCTTGGCATTTAGACCGCCAGCAGGGTTCTTGCCCTCCTTACGTTGCCAAGCCGCTGTCATTTCTTAGTGTCCTTGGCTGTCTTCGCTGATTCTTTAAAGTCTTTAGCCGTAGGTGCGCCTGGTGAGCCTGGCTTTCTCATGTGTTCGCCGCTGCCTGCTTTAATTCGTTCCTGTTTGGCAAGAATGTTTGCGTAGAGTCCAGGCTTATTCATTTGAACGCCTTTAATTTATAAAGTGTTGAATCAATTAAGTCAGCAATCTCATCGACAAGGTTTTGCAATTCTGAATCTTTAGGCAATTCATCACGAATATCTTTAACAAATGATTTAATTGCCGTAATGTATTTTACTGGGTCTGTAGCTAGGTGAAAATCTTTAGGATAGCTTTTGATCTGCTCGTAACAACCTTGATACGCCTCGGCCCAGCTGTCGGTCAAATCAATGATGCCTTCGTAGTATTTTTGCAACGCTTTATGCTTGGCGTAACTGTCCGTTTGTAAATGCATAAAGTGAGCATTTGTTCCGCTATGAAACAATGTAGACACGAAAACGGCAGGATAATCCATCATGGCCTCACAATGCTAAAACATCGTCAATAGACTCAATTCTAACAAAAATACCACCTTTCCAACCGTTTTGCCACTCAATTTGCTGCGGTGTG